AAAGTCCTGGCGCACCAGCCAATATCCTCAGGGGCGCTGACAGAGAATCCGGCGGTACCGGCAACCACGATGTTACGGCCCACCGATGACGACCCCCAGGAGGCGTCATCCCTGACGACCAGCCCGTCAGGGAACAGCGCCCACCCTGAGAAGTCGGCAATGGAGACCCCGGACTCAGTGGCAGTGGTGATCGACCTCGGGTAGAGGACCGGGTGGCCCTCGTCATCCGTGAGACGGATAGCACGCCGTCCGTTGCCTGAGAGTGTCACCGAGAACGCCTTATAAACCCATGAGGTCCCCGTATATCGGTCGATCAGTTCTTCGGCCCAGTCGATGGCCTCGGTAATAGTGGCGTCAGGGAAGGTCGCCTCATCCGACAGGCCGTCGACAGCCAGAACCTCGCCGATAGATGTGTAATCGGCCACGGTCAGCCCTTCTCAGTTGCGGTCTCCACGGGAGGGAGAACGGCCTTCTCGACCTTGCGCTTTCGTCTGGTGACCTCCACGGCCATCCCCCGCTCGATCATCCGCCCCGCTTCGGCGTCGGAGAAGCGATCGGTGATCTCTCCAGCCGTCAATGCGAAGCCGTTCCCGGCGATGGACACGCTCATTACGATCTTCATAGTGGCCTCCGAGGCGCTCAATGGATTGAAAGAGGGAAGGGGACCCCCACAGAGCCCCCCGTCCAGGGTCGAACCTGGACGGCGGGGACTACGCCTAGGCGTTGTCGATGGTCCGGATTCCCGTGGTGTCCACGATGACCGAATCAGCACGCACCAAGAAGCGGTAGGTGATGAGGTCATTCAGGAATGCCACATGCTCCGAGCGGTCGACACTGACTCCGCCAGCAAGGCGGGTGTAGAAGCCCGAGAGGTCTCCGAAGACGCCGAAGGTGACTCCCGTGGCCATGTCGGCCACGTTCGGATTGGAGATGACATTGTTCCCGAAGAGGGTGTCAGGAGCGCCCGCCTGGCCACCAGGTGCCCAGAGGTAGTTCCCTTGGCCGTCCGTCAGCTTCCGGATCGCCAGGATAGTGGCGTCAGAGAAGACGAAGGTGGCAGCGGCCCGCTGAGGCCTCAGGACCGAATGCTGGAGGTCGAGAAGCTCATCGGCAGTCACGGCGGCGATGGCAGCCGTGGTCTTACCACTGGTCGCATTATCAAGACCCTGTGGCTGAGCGGACCCCGAGCCCGTCGCGAAGGCGGCGTCAAGGCCACGACCCAGGGCCGCACCACCTTCAGCGGTTACGAAGGAGGCAACATTGAATGCCGAATCCGACTCCAACTCACGGCTGATCTGCACGGCGAAGGCGTACTTATACGCCCCCAAGGTGACAGTGTCGAACTGAGGATCAGACTCACCGATAGCGCCAGCTTCAGCGACCAGAGCGGCAGCCGAATGCGAGGTGACACGGGGGAGGATGAGGTCATTCCCCATCGAGGTCCTGATCTGACGGCTGAGCCCCATGATCGGCGAATAATCCACCACCAGATCGTGGATCTCCTTCAGGAGATCACTCTCGACCAGTTCCTGACCATCGCCAGAAGTGTCGGAGACGAGATCGCGAGCCTCATAGCCGATCTCAACCGAGCGAACCTCGCCGCGGCGAAGAGCGTTCAGACGATCGTGCATGGACGGAACGGGCGGAACGGGCGGCTCGATAACAGGGACCGGGCTGGCGGCCCGGGCCTCATCAGCGACCTTGTCCGCGTTCATCGAGGCGATAAGTGCACCTTCGCGGCCTTGGAGGTCGCTGATCTCATCAGAGATCTTCGTTTCCTGTGCCCGGACCTCTTCGCTGAGATCCGTAATGCCGTGCTCTTCATAGAGGCCTTTCAGGGCCTCCTGAGCGCTACGGCGCGCTTCGTACATTTGATTCAGTCGGTTTACCGACATAGGAATCACTCTTTTCTGCCCCTGAGGGGCAATCGAGGAGGGAGCCTCCAAATTGAAGACCCATGATCGGACCACTGGTCCATTGCTTGCTTCACGATGAGATGGGGGTGGCCCGGTCTCAGGGACGAAGGTGAAGGAACAGAGCGGGGTGAGTGGGTGTGGCCCGGCTCTCGCCCTTTCCCTTCTCTTCTTCCTGCTCTTCTTCAGAGCGATCCTCAGCGAGATATTCGCTGAGGCGATCTTCACCCGCGGCCTTGATCAGGTCCGGGAGGTCGAGCGAACGGGCCTCGGCCAGGCTCCGAAGAGCGCTAGAGGCGTCCGTATAGGCGGGAAATGTCACAGGGCCAATGTCCCGAAGAGCCACCTGGGTGAGGGTTCGGAGCGGGAAACCCGAGTCCGTCTCTCCCCACTCATCCGAGATGACCCGAAAGCCGAAACTGGAGCCAGAGATATCACCACGCTCCAGCATGGCAGCTACGTCCCGGCCCACCTGAGTATCAGGGAGGTCGATCTCATAGGCCAGGCCCTCAGCGTCCTCTTCAAGGCGAAGAGTCCCCGAGCGGTTACGGCCCAAGACGAGGCTGGGGTCATGGTTAAACAAGGCCCGAACATCGGCCTCCAGGAGGGTCTTGGCGAAGGTCCCGGCGGCGATGCGCTCCACGAAGCCGCCCAGGTTCTGGCTCAGAGCGCCGAACTTGGCGGCGTAGCCGCCTGCCCGAATCTGGCCCTCGCTCCCTGCTCGGAACTCGATGTCACCCGTGAGGGTTCGTCGCTCGAAGGTAGTCATGATTCATCCTCCTCGGATGGTGGTGGCGTGGGCTCTGGCTGAGGGCCGTCCTGAACCTGCACCGAAATAGGCTCATCGCCCCAAGCCACCGGAGGTAAATCCTCATAGGCCCGGACCTCGTTAATCGTGAGGATCCCCTGGACCACAGCAGACCCATAGGTTGCAAATCGTGTCTCGTGATCACCGCGAAGGAGCCCGTCCATATTGATCTTCACGAAAGGCCGTGCGTTCAGGCGGGCAGACGGGATGCTCGACCGGATAGCCCCAGTCAGGGCCGCCTCGATCCGCTCCACCCACGGGCGAAGGGAGTGCTGCACAAACTGAGTGTTCTTATCCTGAATGGACTGCCCCATCTCGGGGCCATCGCTGTGCTGGAGGAGCGAAGTCGGGACACCATAGATCCGAGCGATATCGTTCACTTGGAACTTGCGGGTCTCCAAAAACTGGGCGTCATCCGGAGCAAGGGAGATCTTCTGGAACGTCGCTCCGTCCGTGGCCACCATGAGCTTGTTCGCATTCCCCGAGCCGCCGAAGAGGGAGTTAAAGCCCTCACGAAGAGCTGTGGCGCCGGTGGGAGAGAGCTTCCCAGGAACTTCAAGAACCATCCCGGGAATAGCACCGTTCCCGAAAAAGGTGGCTCCGTATTCTGTAGCGGCCAGGCCGAGACCAATAGTCTCACGGGCCGCCGAGATGGGTGAAAGCCCCTTCAGCTCACCCGGAAGGCCCATCCCCCGGATGTGGAGGATGTCCTGCTTCGAGGCCTCGTGGACCCCATTCGACCCCGTAATCCGGAAGAATACCGAGCTGCCCCTTTCGAAGGGCTCCACGGCGTCCGGGTTGAGGACCTCCAGATAGGAGATCGCCCCGCCCGTAATCCGGTGGGTCGCGATGTAGGCATTTCCGTGAAGTAGGAGGCTGACCATCGCCCCCGAGAGGACATCCACCTTCGTCGAAGGCCCCGCCTCGAAATCCATGAAGGACGGGCGGGGACGGAACGGCCTCCGAGTGCCATCCACCCGCTGGAAGGTGTCAATCGGGAGAGTGGACACCGAATCAGAGAGGACCCGGACACAGGCCCAAACCGTCGAAAGCTGCAAAGCGCCATCCGGAGAAACTCGCTTCCCGGCCTTCGTCCCCAAGCCACCGGCCACGCCAGCAATGAACTCATCATTCGTCAAAGAGACGGACCGGGCCTCGGATGCCCCGATGAACCGCGTAAGGAAACTCATGAAGCAGCTCCCTCATGGAGGCTGGAAGCGGCACGGATCAGACCCAAACCGATCACCATGAAGAAGACCCCCAGGTGGAAGATGAAGGCCCCGGCCAGCGTGAGAGCGGCACCGAGGACAGCGAGAAGAGTGATGGCCATAAGTAGGACTCCTTAAAGCACGAAGATTTCGGCTTCCGAGGTGTTCTCCTCGCGCCAGGTAGTGGCCCGCTGGAGCCCGATGATGGCCGCCACGGCCATGTCAATATGAGCGGTCGAACCAGGGTGAGCCCTGGTGATCCAAGTCCCGGCGGGGTCCGCCTTCGTGACCGCATTTCGGAGATGGCGCGCCAGAGCCGGATCCCCGTCGTGAGAGAGGAGGCCATCCATCGCCAAATTGTAGAAATTCGTCGTGGCCGGAATCATCCGAGCCCTAGAGTTCGTCGGGAATTCCACAATGGGAAGCCCCTCCTCGGAGAGGGACTGGAGACTCTGCTCCCAGCGCCACGGGTCCATCGTGACTTCTCGGACCGTGTACAGAGCGCAAGCGGAGCGGATGGCTTCCTCGATCTCCCTGATCGGGGCCCGCCAATGAGGCTGATCAGGATCCGCCTCCCAAACCCCAATGGGCACCAGGTGAAGGTCACGGATCCGGATAGCCACCAAAGCGGTCGAGTCGCCCTTCCAGGATCCATCGAACCCAAGAGTGATCAGGTCACCCGGCTCCAGGCTCTTCTCAGAGTCTTCGAGAGACTCCCAAACCCCAGCAGGAAGAAAAGCGTTCACAGTCGAGGTCCACCCATTCAAGCGATAGCGAATAAACTCGCTCTCCGGCGTGAGTCGGGCAGAGGCGGCCATCTCCTCAGGATTCATGATCTCCCACGACGGATTCGCGTAAGCCCAAACCTCAGGATCAAGGTGATCGAACTCACCCTCAGGCGGCCCGAACCATGTCATCCCGAAGGACGGATCCTCGATCTCGCCGGACTGGACCTTCCGACCATACGTGTAGATGCGCCCCAAAGGGCTGTCCACCTCATCGAAGCCAGCAGTAGAGATAACCAGAGTGAGCGGCTCAGACCTCATAGCGGAACCAGTGTTCAGCGCCGTGAAAAGCTCATCAGTCTTATGAACGTGGAACTCGTCCACAATCACCACGTTCGGATTCAGACCATGAGCCAAACCAGCGTCCGCAGACACCGCCTTGTAGACACCACCGGTCAAAGAGCAGCGGATCTCATCCCGGAAAACGTCACACACCTCCCGAAGTTCGGGAGACGCCAGGATCATTCCCTTGGCCATCTCAAAGACCAATCTCGCTTGCTTCCGATCAGCTGCGGCCGAGATGATCACCGGAGCCGCATCCGAACGATCCGCAATCAACATATAGACCGCAATAGCGGCCCCTAAAGTGCTCTTCGCGTTCTTTCGCGGGACCCCCAAAAGGTAAGTGCGGAAGCGGCGGCGACCCGTAACAGGATCCTTCTCAAAGACACGCTTGAAGAGATCATCCATCCACGGGAGCGGAATAAACGGCTGACCAACAAACGAACCATTCAACGTGAGGAAGCTGCGACAGAACCGCGAGACCTTCGGGCCATCAGATTCGGTCATGAGGGCCTCCCGCGGATGGTGTCAGAATGCCCTAATCGTCTTCGAGGAACGCATCCAGCTTACTCTTCGCCTCAGCCGCCGAGATCCCAAGCCGGGCACGAGCGTCAGGATTCAGGCCCAGGCGATCCTCAGTCGCCCGTAACTCCTTCTCCACAGTGTCCAGGAGGCGAGCAGCGGGATGGGCCACCTCTTGACCCTGAGACCCGACGGACACAAAGCCAACACCGTCGAGGATCTCCCAAAGGTCAGCGTGGCGATCCTGGAGAAGGCAGTACCTCTCCACGATGAAACGATCAGTAGCGGGCCAATAGGCGGAACCGCCGGCTTCCCACAGCGCGCCCCATATCTCGCGTCCACGGGATCGGAGACGATCCGGCGGTGGCGGAATCGGAACAGCGGGAAGAATGTTCTCCGCAGGAGCCGGCACGGCGGCCAGACTCTTCTTCGCATTCCCGACAGGACTCGCCTTCGGTCTGCTCACATCAAACTCCTGGCAAATAAAAAGGGTTCTCAATCTTGCAGTTGAGAATCATTCTCAATCCCGGTCTCATAGGTAGGGAGTGTCTGCTTTTC